ACTTCTTAAAGGCTTCAGTGGACTCAATCATAGCCACGTTGACGTTGATTCCTAGGTCCTCAATCGCTTCGGTGTTCCCTAGTAAACCTGAGCGAATCCGCTCCATAACGTCTGTAATCGTGCGCCCTGAACCTTCAGCAACAACTGCCGATGTCTGCAACATCTTAGCGGTATAGGCGCTTAGCTTGTTGGTATCTTTGATAAATCCAGAAAATAAGTTTGAGTAGACTGCACCGTAGTTGGTAGCCTCACCCACACCCATATTCATAGCGTTGGCATTATCGTTAACCCATTTTAAGAAAGATTGCGAACTCTCGCCCATCTGTCGCTTGATTTGGTTCATAGACGCTGATACTTCAAGAGCCGTCTGCGTTGAATACATCCCAACATCAAGTAATTTCTTACCAAGGATTGCAAAACCAGCGAACTTAGCCAGCTTGCCAAACGCACTACCGATTGAGCTCGACTGTTCACGAACTTTGGCAGTAGCATTTTTCACTTGGTCAGATGTTCCTTTGACCTGATTCTCGACTTCTTTCATCTTCTTCCTGAAAGGCGCTATCTCAGCGTCAATCATGACTTTCAATTCATCAAGAGTTGCCATTTACTTCCTCCTTCCTTTTTCGATTATGTCTCTCTGCAAATTCACGCATCCGTTCCTTATGCAACAAAAGTGCTTGTTTCTGTCGTTCCTGTTCTACTGCTTGTTGTTCTTCTACAAACAACTCAGGCGCATATTCCCAGAACTCAAAGGCCTTGGCATCTTTGGATAACAATAAAGAAACGTGGTTGGATATCATCTGCGAAAGTCTGTATGAGTCAATAATCTTTTCTTTACGCTCTTGGATTTTGACACGGTTATAGCTTTCAATCATTTCTCTGATTTCAAGTACCGTCAAATCCCAAAAATCAAGAGGCTTGCCCCCGATGTCCAAAAACATAGGATAAAGCCTCTCAATAATCTGAGTTACCGTTAAGATTACTTGTCTACTGTCATTTTCTTCTTGGAAGTTTTCTTGTCCTTGCTTCCTCGTGGAGTAAAACCCGATACTTCAAAGAGTGGCATCAACACCTCTGTCATGAAGGTTGTTTGGTCTCCGCCATTGTCCACGTATTCATCGTATAAATCATAGACATCCTCAAGAGAATACCCATGTTCATACTGCTGCAAGGCTCCGTGAACTAACAACAACATAACTTTCAAAGGCGGTAAAGTGAACTCTTCGCCAGCTTCAGGCATGAAAATCTTCAGCAAGTTCATGCCGATTTTTTCTTCCACAGTTGCAGCTTGATGAGATGTCAAACGTAGCTTCAACTCTTTTTCGTCAGTAACTTTCCAAGTTGTGTATTTTAACGCCATTTAATTAACCTCCAATACCATCAGTAAATGTAAGATTAGACTGCAAGGCAATCTTAAGTGTGAAATCGATAACGGCATTGACACCGCCACCGCCAAGCTTAACAGATACTTGGCCTTCAAAAATGACCTTAGTACCGTCTGGATAAGCTTGTTCAAAGTAGAGTTTCTTCTTGTCGTCTGCTGCCTTACGCAATACACGATAAGGAGCAGTTGCGCTTGAATTATTATAAGAGAACTTGTACTCAAGTTCTCCTATGTCCCCAATACCAAACTCGTACTTCTTCACCGTATCTTCAAGAGTAGTATTTTCTACTTTTTCGAGTTCAATACCAAACTCTGGTACTTCTTTCAATCCAACAAGTTTAGTATAGCTATCTTTTGTTTCGCCATAAGAAAGCGTAATTCCATTTGCTAACATGTTTAATTCTCCATTCTAAATTGAAAAACAAGCTCTGAGTGTAAGTCGACGATACCTTCAAAACGCATGACCTTATGTCTCAAATGAGACGGGTCTGGCACGTCTTGGCAGTCAGTTCTTCGCAAACCTAAAGACTCAAAAATCTGATTGATTTTAACAGCTAACTCACTAGTGCTGGTATCATCAAAGATATCCACCTTGTAGCGGATAGAGGATTTTTGTTCCTGGTCATCAAACCAATCACCCGGCTTGTTTTGTTCTTCCAAAAAAATAACGACTGGGAAAGTCTCCCAATCGCTAGGATAAGTATCGGTCACATTATCTGCAACCTTTTGCAATTCTTTATAAATAACAGGCTTGATATTAATCATTTTATTTGTTCTCTTATCTTTCTACGGACATAATTCGAAATATTCTTAGACACACGCTCTTGATTGTCTCTCAAAGCTGGATAAAGATAAGGCTGAGCAGGTTGACCATACATCTTGTAGAACTCCCCAATCTTTTGAAAGTGGTACGGTCCTACATTGATTTGGTCTTCATGCACATACCAAGGATTAGACTTGTAAGTTACGCTGACCTCTGGAGAGATACCCGAATGGTTAGCTTGTCCTATTGGTCCCGTTCCAAACTCAACATAAGGAGCGTATTTAAGGTTGGTGTAAACTTCGCCTATAGCCCTATCTCCGTCCATTTTTGCCCTAGTTTTGATACTAGTTATAAGCTCTCCATCTCTCGCTGGTGCGAGTCTTCTTGCATCTGCTTGGACAACCTTTATAGTAGCATTGTGCACCGCACGTAAGACGATATCCTCGCCAGTTTTTTTACTAGCCAATCGTCTACATTTAGCTATAAGCCTATCTGCCCCTAGTAGCCCTGACACGCTCTAACTCCAAAACTTGATGATGTGTGTAGACCTTTTTAGAAATAACCCTATGAGTCACTTCCGTCTGACTATCGATACACACACCATCTTTTACTTTGATAGTAGCTGACTTGTTGGCATTTGCGTTCAAAATATCATTGACACGCTCGCCATACAATTCAGATTGTAGCTTGCTACTAGCTGGCCACAATTCAAGGCGGACTGTCTCAGCTTCCTTGGCATACCCTTCTTTCGCGACACCTTCCTCAGTGACAGTCTTTTCAAACCGTCGCATTGGATAAGGTTTCAGTCTACTCTGCTTCAAAAACATGACCTGCCACCCTTGCTAGCCTGTGCATGCGTATTCGCTGTAGAAGATCCGTAGACAGGCCGTTTTCTCCGTAGACTACTGCTATACCACCCTCGGTTCTAGAATGCTCTCCTTCCGCTCCTGAGCGGTTGTGGAGTTCGATAGCAACCTCAGGTATTAAAAGACTTAAAGCAGGTGTCAAAGATGTGCGATTAGTCTCTGACAAGATAAGATTTGTAGCCCTTGTTTGGAGCAACATGAGAAGCTGAGTATCTTCTTCGCCTGTTAATTTCTTCAGCAACTCTATAGACATATCAATCCTCTTCTAAGAACTCAGGTTTAGGAAAGATTTCCTCAAGAACATCTGAGATAGCGACACCGTTGCTGGCAATATTGTCAGCCAGTTCAGCATAGCGCTCCTCAGTAATCTCAAGTTCCTCTCCTGCCAGTCGTTTCACATTTGATTCCCAATCATAGAAATCTTGTTTGATTTTAAATTTCATAACTCGGACCTATTTCTTACCAGTTTTTTCTTTCCAGTTAGTTGTATCTGTGTCTGGTGCGGTTGATGAATTAGAAATATCCTTAACCGCTACATAGACTTTATCGGCATGAGTAACTGTGTCACCTTCTTTGTAGGTTGTTCCAGTTTTCCACGCTTTAGCACGGTTTACAACTTTACCTTGAGTAGATGGTTTAGCAGCAGGCTTAGAATCTGCAATTGTGATGATGTATTTCTTGAAGTGTTCAAGAACAAATGCACCAGTGTAAAGCAATTGCTCTACCAATTCGCCAAATCGCCCTGGAATGTTATCGTTGTACTTAGTATTATCTACTTGTACTGGAGATGTAACAACACCTGGAGCAGTAGCAAGGGCATTAACACCTTTCAGGAATTTAGAAGGAACCTTATAGACTGTGTAATCATCCAATTCACCAACATATCCTTTTCCAAGGACTTTCTTATCTGCGTCACCATGTGGTAGACGAACGATTTCAGACTTGATCGCTTTGTAGAAACTTGGAGTGACGAAGAGCAAGCGTTCTTTTGTAATTCCAAGCTCATCAAGTTTCTCAGACACATCAAGAACCGCATTATAAGCGTTGTTCGCTCCTGCTGTTTTACCCATGGCAACATTGTCACTTACATTTCCAAGTGCTGCACCAAAACGTAGTTCATCAAGATATGGAGCGACTACTTCTGCAGCCTGACGGGCAATAACATAATTGATATTCACTTGACCATTAGAGTCACGTTCGTCCAATTGATCTACGAAACGACCCCAGTATTTTTCTTCATCAAGGGTATAAACCTTTTCTTCAACTTCAACGTGATCAAATTCGTTGTCTTTGTTACGTTTGTAGTCTTTCAACTCTGTTGTGTTACCAGTTGCTACTGTAAAAGAGCGACCTTGCAAGGTTACTGCATCGCTTGATGTTACAAGTGGTGTTGAATATGAATTTACCGCAAGCACATCCTCAATAATCCCAAGATGTTTCTTGCGTGATTCTGCTGTGTTTAATTCTTCAAATGCCATTTATTTTTCCTCTTTTCTTTTATTACAAGAAGTCTTTACGCCATTTTTCCGTGACTTCTTGCTGGACTGTTTGTGCATTTTTGATAGGTGCACTACCTTTCATACGTTCAGAAACTCCCTTCTGAACTGACTCTTCCCATGCTTTTTGGATAGAGGTAATAGATTCAGATACCGTCTCTGCGCTTGTCAAATCAACTACATTTACTAACTCAACAGGTAAGTCACGTTCACTTAACATTGCTTTAGCTTCTGCGGTCAATTCCTTGCGAGCAATAGCTTTTTCACGGTCAGCTAGTTCTTGCTCACGCTGATCCAACTGATATTTCTGTTTCTCGTCAGCGTTCATCTTGGCAAGTTTCTTAGCTTCGTTTTCCTTGGCTTCTTGCTCAGCTTCCCATTTAGAGCGTTCGGCAGATAGCATCTTACCGATTTCAGCACGAGTGAAAGTTCGTTCGTGCTTTTCTTCCTGCACCGTATCAACATTTTCTTGAGTGTCGACAGTCTCAGTTGATTCAGTAGATACAGTTGCATTGATTTCTTCTGACATAATTGTCCTCCAGCGATTACGTCGCCACTCGATAATCTCGTTTTACGTCCGGCGACGGAACGGTACAGCTTTTAATGTCATCGGTACAGTTTGGACAATATAAAAACCGTACGGAATTCCATACGGTTAGATTATTTTTTGATTTCTTCAATTACTTTTTTCACAAACGCTATGATAAATAGCATTAAAAACAAAAATACCAACCACCCGAAAGCGATTGATACCCAATCCCAAATAAACATATCTTCACTCCTTTCTAAGCATCATTTTTTAGGCTTAGCATTCTTTTCCACCCATTTTTTGAAATCATCAAACGTATCCATCTTTTTCAATAATAGATACTTCTCAACTTCTTCAATGGCTTCCTCAACTTTAGCGTCATGAAAACAGTAACCGTTACCTGATAAATCAAAAATTTTATTTTGTTTTTTCTTATCAACAATCCATAACTCCTCACCATGCCAAGCACTCTGTGGATCATAACATTTCTTAGATTGTATCTCAAGACCGTTATTTTCAATCAATTCTATCAACTTTTTGTACTTGTTCATCAGATTCTCCTTTCTGAGCACGAAAAAAGCACTTAGATTTCTCTAGGTGCTTAAGTAATAAATTGCATTTTTATATTTTTTAACACGCTCGTAGTCTGTATTGGTAACAGATTTCAAACGTGATAAATCTGAGTTATGTTTCAAATCTGCAAGTTTTACAACTCTTGCTAAATTATTTGATTTTACTTTCCCAAGATATTCTTGATAACTTTGACCTTTTTTCTTTGTCAAAATTTGTACCGCTGTAACAACTTCATTTGACAAGCCAGACGCGAATAAATCGGCAGCAGTTATATCGCTATCCTCAATCACATCATGTAAAAGAGCGACAGCTTTTTCTTGTTCAGTGTTGACTTGACTGGCCACATAGAGAGGATGCTGTATGTAATCAACACCCGCTTTATCTACCTGCCCTGCATGTGCTTTTTTAGCGATAGCCAAGGCAATATCAATCATGCCGCTACCATCCTGTCAATATAAGTAAATGCATCATTTTCTGAAATTTCTTCAAAATCCGTAAAGTCATTAAAAAAGATTTTATTAAACCAATCCATGCTATTAACCCACTTTTTTTCAATGTCAAAAACTTGCATGACACCATCAATCAAACGAAGTACTTGAGCATTGTTCGTCGTTGTGCGGTAGTATTTAATATCTTTCATATCACTTCACCCTCTCTATATTTTTAGGAATCTCAAGCCCATTGCTTAAATCAAGCATTTCCTTAAATAATTTCATGCGTTCTAGATCAGATGTATTCGTATCACGATACTTCTCATAGAGTTCATGTAATGAACCATTTTTTAAGTCGAAACTTTCCTGAGTATGATACTGCATTTCAAAGTTGATACCATCTTTTTCAACGACTGTATTCACACCTTTGTATGGTCCATCTACTGGCCAAGTGTTTTTTACTTTTACAATTTTATAACCTTCTGCGATAAGCTTCTGTTTCATCTTCAAATACTCTTCTGTAAAAGTATCGGAATCGAAAATAGTTGTGTACCTTAAGGCGTCATTAATCTTACTCACGGCTTTTGACAAACTTATATTTTCAACTAGGCTATCTGCAATAATTTTACGTGATAATGACTCAACTGTTTTCTTCCTAAATTCAAGACCTGCCAATTTGTTTTCTCCTGCGATACGTTGCATATCACTTGTAATTTTTGGCTCAACTCCTGAAATTTTGGACAATAGTTGTTCGCTATAAAATTTCGCCTTGGCTTCTCTTGTATCTTGATTATACACCTTTTCCCCGTCTTTCGCAACATACTTGCTATACCACTCTTTATAAGTCATATCAGCAGGTACTAGCTCGGTCTTCCCTGTCTCTGGATTCCTTGCTCTGCGCTTCAACTTGCTGTAATCTGCGTCCTCATCGTATCCGACAGTAGTAGACCTACACCAAGGGTGCATAGGCGGACAATTGACGCCAGGGACAGCCTTGTCCCTATCATAGACCTGATTGTCATGCTCCTGACAAATCCGTGATGTACGCTTGTCTAAGACGGCCGCAAAGATATACTTTTCTATGTCTGCTTCTTCATAGCTGAGTAGTTCCATTTGGTTATGAAAAAAGGCTGATTCTGTCCGAACCAAACGTCTTGCATCGTTCTGACCTACATTGAACCTCTCAGCAATTGCTTGTGCAGTTTCTCGTGTATCTCGGCCTGTCATAAGGCTTATGAGTAATTCATCTTTTATGCTTGATGTAAGCTTCCCTGTATTCTTCCAGATGTTTGTTGAGTACGTACTTCCATCTCCTACCCAACTAAAAGACTGTAGATGTTTAATCTCGCTCTCAGGAAGCCCAGAAAAGCCGTATGCTAGTCCTGTCTGCTGCTGCAGGTCAAAGGTAGCCTTGTAGTAACTATCCTTCATCAGGTCGCTATAAAAGGCGTCTGAGCCTGTCTTCTCTGAATGATAGATAGATTCACGCATACGGTCTAAATCGTCGCTCAAACGCTCTAGGCGCTTCATACGGAAAGAATAAGCTGGGCTGTCTAAGTCAGCTAGTAATCTTTGGATGTTCGGGTCATTCGGTCTCGCTTCAAGTACTTTACGAAGTTCATTCAGATTTTTCTTGTCTTTCATGTTCTTCAAGACTTGTCTAGCTTCTACCTGACTTAGACCATAATCACGTTGGAACTTATCAAAAATCTTATTGACTTCCTTATCCAAGTAAGTCTTGGCTTCCTGATAGACCTTATCGAACTGATCTGCCTGCTTTTCGGCCTTGTCCATCTGCTGGTAAATCAGATTGGCTTTCCTCTTCGCCCAATACTCCTGATTCTTCATCCTCTACCTCGTCTTCGGGTTTCGTGTTGTCTTTGTTGAACATCGGCATGTCTTCCATGTTCTTCTTTTTCTCTTCTTCCAAGGCTTCCAGCTCAGCGTCAGGGTCTTCCACAAACGGCAAGAGAGAAATAAGCTGTCTATTGGTCACTTTGCCTTCCAAATTGTTCACAATCTGAGAGATTTCTAACAAGTTCTTAGGCAAACCACGACTGAATTGTGGAACGATTGAATGAGACTCTAAAGCAATCTGCTTCATGCCTAAGTAATGAGCAAAAATCGCAATACGCTGACGCAATCCTCGCTTATAGTTCGCTTCCTTGGTCTTAGTAATCATCTCAAGGCCCATCAGCTTAAATTCCATGGCTACGCCTGATGTATTCCCTGCGAAATTCTCATCAGTCAAATTAGGCACATGGCTAAATGTGTAGATGTCCTCTTTAAGAGCTGTACGCAAGATTTCAGTAGCACTTTCGTCCAGCGTATTCTTCAAGAACTCAGCCCTTGCACTATCGCCCGGCAATTCCAAAAGACCTTCTTCAGAAAGAATCTTCATTGCTACCTTAGCGTCTTCTGGAGTGTCTGCTAACTGCGTGCCATACAAGACAAGTATAGACTCTACAGCCTGTTCCTTATCATTGACACGATTCCCCATCAAGGAATTATAAGCGTCTATCAAGCTAATTTGTTGCTCATAGTCACCAATTGCAAAGTGATTGTTGCGATATTCGATAATTGGGATTTGACCAAGGTTGTGAGGTGTTGCCTCCTCGCTCTGAATTGTTCCTGAATCTGTACTTCTCAGCACCATGTGATAGTGCAGATTTTCGGTAAAGACCTCAGCCTGGTGCTTGGTAGTGTCTTTCGTATCGTCTTTTACTTCATAGTAATAGACCGCAAACAAAGGCTTCCGCTCAATACTATCATCGTAGACCATGAAAGTATTCTCCGGATCAATACTAGTTGAATCCAACTCAGCCATACCCTCTTTAGCATAGATGTACTCGTAAGCACGACCATAGATAGCCATATTCAAAGCATTCTGAGCATCTACTTGGTCAATCTCAGCACCATCAAAGGCTGTAAGTAGTTCATCGATATCACCGTCAGCAGTATTGTTATACTTGATAGGATTGCCCATAAAATAGCCCGTAGCCGTGTCTGCGATATCCTTGGCATGATTGGCTACCGTCTTGTAATTAGGTGCGTTCACGTTGCGTCTCGTGTGTTCTAAGATAGCATGCTCACCCAAATAGTAGCTTTTAAGCTTCTTCAAATGCGAGCCTTCAGTGCTATGTATCGTTATCAATTTGTAAATCAGGTCTTTCTTCAAAGAACCCTCATCATATCCATCCCGTGGATAGGTTAAATATTGGTACATGTCTTTCCTCTCTATAGACCATAATCAGAACGTCTGCGGACGGTTGCTTTCCCACCTTCGATACATTGAAGGCTGTAACGCAAAGCGTCCATCAAGTGGTTGTTTTTATCCTCTGGTTTATTCAACCAGTTGCCTTCTTTATCTCGCTGGTAGCAGTAACTATAAAATTCATCCATGATGTTTTTACAATCTGGATGCACATAAATAGTGTATCCTTGCAATTTTGATACGCCTGCCATAATACTATCCTTACCTTTCCGACTCTCTTTTATTCTAGATATGCCATGTTCTGACCTGAGCTCTTCAATCAGCCGTGACTCTGCGCTATCAGCAATGATTTGTGAGCGATGATAACCTTTGTCTTTTATCATCTTCGCAACTTCTTTGGTTATCAATCCGACTTTATACGCCTCATCAAAGACATAAATCTCTTTCGTCGTGTCATTTATCAACGAACAACACAAAGCGGTTGGATCGTGAGTAAAACCAAAGTCAAGACCGATACATAACTTATTAGCTGAATCTCGTAGCAATTCATCCTTATCGAAATCCTTGACGGTCACGTTCTCATAGATTAAACCTTCAGCAACTCCCCATTCACCATCACAAACGATTCTCGCACGCCTTGGATTTGTGTGATACAAGTCCTCATAACGCTTAATATCGACTTCATCAAGCCACTCATTGCATTTGTAAGTGGTTGTAGTAGCGAATGTATCAGCTCGGCTAGTCTCTTCATCAAAGAACACACGTTTGAGCCAGTGCCTCTCATTCCACGGGTTAAATGTGACTGTGATTTGTTTAAAGAAATCAGGTACATCTAGGCTACCACGGATTGACTCAACTACTGTACTGAACTTGTCTTCAGTCTCAATTTGATATGCTTCCTCAAACCATGCCCAACAAAGACTGCCGACATCGACCGTGATAGATGTGATTTTGAGTTCATCATCCAAACCACGGAATAGGATTTTTTGACCAGTCGCTTTTACAGTTATTTCAGGCAAAGACTCGTTAAATTTAAACAAATGAGTCACACCCAACACATTACACGCCCATTTAAAATCCGTATAAGTTGATTGCTTGTTGGTATTCGAGTATCTACGAATAACAAGCAAGTTGGCCCAGGGATACTTCAAAAGACGGATAACATAATTCAAAGCGGTTGTCTTGGACTTCTTCGAACCACGGGAACCTTTTACAACACGATAAAGATTTCTTGAGCGCCAGAACTGTCCGTATCCAGCTCCTACTGTCTTAGGTAGGTCGATTACAATATCACTTTGTTTAATCTGGTATGTCTGACTCATTTGCAAACACCACCGTTCCAGAAACGGCTGCCTCTACTTTGTCTGTCCAAAGCCTATGACGTTTTCCTAATAGTTCGGCTGCCTTGATTCTGTCTTTTGCTCCAACATCAATATCCGTAATCGTTTGACCCAATTCTCCGATGCTTATCAAAGTCTGTTCTTGCGTCTCTCCTCGCATTACCGAGGTTAGATAACTAAGGACTTCTTGCTGGTCTGCGATTTTTTCAGAATCAAGCTGTTTCAACCGTTCATCTATATAACTTTTAATCTTAGGATTCTTTAGTAACTTATGTCCTTCAACGCCTGCCACTCTATCACTAGAAACACGATAACCTGCTTTCTTATAGGCTTCCGTCGCATTACCTGAGATGATGTACTCATCTGCAAATCTCTTTTGTTTTATTCTCAATCTACTCAATTTTCCATCACCACCCTTCGAATAATCAAAAAAAGCCACACGATGTGCGACCTTCTTGCAAGGCGACTACTACCTTGCGTGCGTATTAAATTTTGACTTCTTTTTTATTTTTTGTAGTCTTTAAAACCTCTGAGGGAATCAAACCCTCTAGCTTATAACTTATCCGGAATATAATTAGCTACGCAATCATGCGAGGTCCAGTCGCTTCCGCAACCATTTTTAAGTTAATGAGTGATAGGAGTTAATGAGTGATATGTGAATCCCCACCCAGAAGATTTAACTCATTCTGGGACACAAACACTCAAAGGAGAGGGGAGGACTTGAACCTCCAAGGCCATTACAGCCCCCTGACATTACAGGTAACCATCTACCAATTCTGAGACCTCTCTTTTCAATTCTTGATACTACCATTCTAACAGATTTTTAGAACCGTGCTGTTCCAAAAAGTCCCATAAGCTCACTATGAGGTTAGATAACTTCTTCCAAAGCTAAGACCGCCTCATTTTTTAACCTGTAGTAGGTTGTACGACTCATATTCAAATCATAACAAACGCTATCAGCGGTGCCTTTGTTGATGTAAGTCATTCTTAATACTGCCCTGTACTTTGGATTTTTAAGCCTATTGATCATTCTACCTAATTCAAGTTTTCTGTTAATGACCTCTTTAGTATCCTGCTCTATAGCCTCTTTCATCACTACCAACTGAGTATAGACATCATCAACTTTTCTAGTCTGTCCACCTTGGACTTTAACCTCGGACCATTTAGGGCTTGAGAGCAAACCTGCCTCAAGCTCGTTAATTTCGTCTATACGGCTTTGGATGTCCATGTCCAGATCCTGCAACTCTTTCAAGAGCTCTTTAGCCTTGTTCACTCTCTGTCTCCTTTGTGATATAATAGTCTTTGCGAGAACTATTAGCTGAGGCAGAGAGTGTCTTGGCTTTTTTTAATGCTTAAATTCGTTGACCAGGTCCCGGATAAAGAACTTCCAATCAGATTCTCTAAACGTCAAGAAACGATCTGTAGTAAAATTTCTAAGTCTTTTATAGAAAAGCATCTTTAGTTGGATTGACTCACCAACACTCAGTAAAATACCGGGGAAGCGATGTACTGAATGCACTCTATTTCCGTATCCAGAAATATCTAAATGTATTAACGTTTCTGGATATATGCGCCCCATACTAGCTTCAACTCCGAACTCAACCTTAACTTCTTCTACAATTGGAACTTCGTCAAAAATTGGTCGTGCAGAAAATATTGGCGACGGCGTTTCTTGTTTTTTTCTTCTTCCTGAATATGGATATTTACAAGGTCTCATTTGCGTCCTCCAAACTCCTTATTTTCATAGATGTTGCCGATGATTTCATTTTCTTCAATTTCAGTCCATAAACATACTGCGTCACTGCCCGTATCAATTACCCAAGAACCCTCAAGCTGCTTAACAATCCCTATAAATTCCTTGTCATACTCATAGAAACCGCCAATTTCGTCAGCTCTACCCAAAAATCTAGTAGTTCGTACAATATCGCCTTCAAAGATTTCCTTGCCGTTCTTGTCTTTGAGTCCTGTTGATTGCATGAGTTCGATTTCGTCAAAATCATAACAATAGATATCTCTATCGTCTGGTAAACCATTCTCAAAATAAACTTGTTGTGTCACTATTTCTTTGTTTTCGTAGTCAATAGCAAGAATGTCATCTGAAAAAAACATACGTTTTTCTGTTTTTATCCACGCTCTATATCTTGGTGTCATGTTAAATCCTCCTAAGCATTAACAACTGGAAAATGAATATCACCAATCACTAAAGAGCATACGCTGTAATAATAGCCGTTATGCTCTGCTTCACAATTGGCAATAGCTACAGGGTTCTGATTATGGAAGATAGTTACTTTGTTTTTATAACCAGTTCCCCAATGGTCGGGGATTTCTTCCGGTTCTCCAATTTCAATATTAGTAATCACAGCGTCAAGTGATACATCTTGGAACTCCCCACCTGCTGAGGCACAGCAATCACTTTCAGACATTTCAATAGTGACCTTTGTGCCGTCTTCAAGCAGCAAAAAGTCCTTATCCCATTTCACAATACGCTTAAAGAGCAACAATTCTTTAAGCTCTTCCAACGACCCGTACCTTGCATTTTTCCAATCAGGCTCATAATAGTCTGGTAGTTTAATAGTTTCTGTCATAGTAACACCTCATCCCCAACTTTCACTTTATCGTACACGTCCTTCGTAACCACGAACACACCATAGTCACGTATCGTTAGCGTATATAGCTTGCCATGCCGTCCTTTCTCGACGACTTTACCGAATATCTCAACGCCTGCGTTATCAGCCTTGTAGATAACCATCGGCTTCTTCTCTTCCAAATCTCGAATCCTGTCCATCTGCCAGATATTCAATCCAGCAGATAGCAGAATCCAGATAGCTATGAATCGTTTCAATTTATGACCTCCTCCTTCAATTTAAGCTCAATCTCTAAGTAAAAGCTTTGATCAGGTATCTCCAGTATCGCTGTAGTGGTTTTACCATCAGAACCAACGATAATTTCTCCGATTGCCAAAACTAAGTCTCCAATTGTGCTATTTAGCGTAAGGCTCATCACTCCACCTCCTCAATCTCAATCCCTGGACAATCAAACACCCAGCCGAACTTTGCGTCTTCTAGTTCTTTACGGGTGTGGGAATATATAACATCGTCTAAACTAAAGCTTTTTGTAAAGAAATACCTTTTCAAAAGTTCTCCATAAACCAACATATTTTCTTTAATATTCCCTTTAATCTTAACAAAATACCGCTTCTCTTTTTCAACCTCGTAGCCGTCAAGCCAAGCAAGACAGAATTTTTCGATGTTATTTTCGTAAAACCAATCAGGAACTTTCTTATCATAATGATCTTCAATTACTCTCATTGCACCGTAAACATGAAAATTGTTTTTCTTTTTAAATTCTATATATTCCGCCACACACTGCGGAACTATGACTTTTTCACGTTCAACCATACCCTCAATTTTACCTTGCTCGTAGCCCTCTCGCCATTTTGCACGGCTAAAATCCTGTTCAAATTCGCTCATGATAGCCTTTAACCAAACCTCTCTATCATGCAATGGCAATTCTCGCAATCGTGCTAGTATGTTCTTTACGTAGCGTGGAGCTTCATCTGCGTGACCTATTTCGGATTCGTCTAGTTGTTCAAAGATTTCTTTTACATCCTTCCACCAAACTACATAACCTTGAAAATTCCCAGTTATTGTTCTTCGTTCCTCTAATTTTTTAATCAATTCCTGCTTATTCATCTTAGTTTCCTCTATAAATCAAATAAACTGCAATAACTACCTGAGCCATGCTTGGCGAATAACCAACCCAATCATCAAACTCCTTAGATTTTGGCAACCAATCCTTAGTAGCTCCCAAATCATAGTCTATAGGCTTTTCATCAGCGAAGATGCATTCCATCGCTCCCATAAACGTCATACCATCTTCTGCCATTTCCCAAAAATAGTCCGCCCGGTCTTTCACCGCTTGTGGTAAATCTTGCTTGGGAGGTTGCGGCTTCCCGTCTTCTACCGTCCAGTTGTATACTTCATTAACTTTTTGCTTTAACTCTTCCATCATCTTCCAACTCCTCCGCTTTCCGTCTTAATTCTCATTATCTTCCTCCTCAATTTTAATAACGGCCCTACCGTTTGGGTGTCGTCTTTGGTGTGATGTGTAAGTGTAATACTTTAACATCCTTTCAGTAATTCCTGTCTCGCTACTGATCTGCGCTAATGTTCCAAGCGTAACAAACACATCACCTTGATATAATGCGTAGTCAGCCATCTGCTCCTCATTTCTTCAAATACTCAGGGATTTCATGACCTCAATCTCAACCTCTATCCGTGGATTTAGACTGTAGAACTTGCCTACATCATGTAGCGCTATCTGACCGTCGTCCTGGAAGACGATCCCTGACATGCTGTCATATAGCGCTTTTTCGTAGTTATCTATGTCAGGCTTTTTGCCTACTGGTATAATTTCATCCAGGAGGGCCTGTTGGTTCTTCTTGACTTTAGAAATGTACTGAGGAGGTTTGATATAAAATCTAAGCCGTGTCCTCAAAGCTCCCTCAAGGATAGGCTGACCCATGTACTGATTAGCAATGAGCAGCTGGCAATGATTACGCCATGTTTTCATATCCTTGTCTTCGTAAGTTGTGGTAAAACTCCCACGTCTTGCAAACCTTGGCCGTGATTGAGGTTTAGGCTCAATGTTCAGGGTCAATTTCATTCAAGAACCCCCTTAAATCCTGCCATCTCAAAGAGATTTTCTCTGTTTTCGTTTACGAACTCAAAGAATTTTTTAACCTCTTGTAACGTCTTGGTATTGCTCTTGACCCGTGTTAATGAGGTGAAAAATACATCATTTTTGGGAATTGCCTTAACTTTGCACTTGTAGACCGGTTCAAAAAGGTCACCATTGTCATCTAGTGTAGGAGCCGTGTCTTTGTTATCAAAGCTAATGCTCATATCATAGTTTAGAGTCGTAACGACCTCTATTTTTTGTTTCTCAATGATGATAGCAATACGTTCTGTCACATTGATTTTACTTGCATCAATTTTATTATCAGAAATTGTTTCCATAAATTCCAAGACATCTTTTTTTATAATCTTATCTATTTCCACTAACTGTCCCTCCTAAAACGGCAAACCGTCATTTGGGAGGTCAAAGGGGTTAGGATCGGTAAAAGGTGAGCTATTCCCATTTTGGAAACTGTTGCCTTGTCCGTGCTGACTGTTGCGACTCTCTAGCAGAGCTACACTCTCAGCGATTACTTCAGTCACATATCGACGCTGACCGTCTTTCTCGTAAGACCTAACTTGTAAGCGCCCAATGATCCCAATAAGTGAGCCCTTGCTGCAATACTGAGCAATGATGTCAGCTGTACCTCTCCACGCTTGGAAATTGATAAAATCAGCCTCACGCTCTCCATTTTCGTTTTTGAAATTGCGATTGACTGCAAGCGTGCCCTGTAAACTAGATACATTATTAGGCGTTTTTCGTAGATCAGGAGGCGCTACAAGCCTCCCAACCAGTGTGACGTTATTGATCATCTGATTTGTCCCCCTCTAGTGCTACGCTCTCCCAAGAGATACCCTAAAAACATCCATAGGATAGCCATCCCAATCTCTTTGATAAAATCATTCATTATTTCTCTCCTTTGCATTCATAACATACATTTTGACCTACATCTTTTCCCTTGATTATTGATAAGCTACCACATTTCTCACAGCTGATTATGAAACCTAAACCATTTGAATTAATACTGCTTATATTGTTCTCTGAGGGAACTTTGTAAATAATCAATGCGGATGTATGCCAATATTCAGCACTGACTCCACTGTCAGCGACAGCAGACACATTTGATTGAAATTTGATGTCAATCAACTTAATGCCTGGATTTTCGGCAAGCCAACTATTTATTTGGTCGTCAATCACCTCATGATGTGGATAATCACATGAAAAAAATACGGTTTTAATCATATTCCCCTCCTGGATTGTGCCACCAGATCATCAGGTCTTCCTGATTATCTCTGATGTACTGCTCAAATTTTTCAAAGTGAACGATAGCATGTTTTAAGCGTTGCATACCCTCTCCAGATTTTGAGCAAAAGCTGAAAACTTTAAAGACAGGCTCAATCATGTCAATAATTTCTACGACTTGGCCATTGAGGTTCCAGACGCTATCCTCTCCCACCTTAAAATCTAGGATAAACTCATCCCCTAGGTTGTGGATAACCTGCAATTTCTTGCCGTCCGAGTAGATGGCTACGCTGTCAGATATTTTTCTGATGTCCATGGTTACCCTCCCCATTGACTCTGGAGAAATATCCCAAGATTTTTCTATCTCCAATTTCCTTTTTTCGCCATACAGAGTCGCTAATAGGTCCTCTATTTTTCCTATTAACTCATCAGGCACCCCATATTCAGCCAATTCTTCTGAAATTTTTTCAATTTCTGTCATACTTACCACCCACATTGTTCATTTAGCTCAGCCTGAGTTAATGGATCGATACGTTGATAACCCCTGACTTGATAGTTCTTTTTAAAATCAAATCCGAGTTGACTTAGACCAGCCTTGAAACGGTCTTTTTCGGCTGTGTCTACAAAATACACCTCTAAAGTCATTTTTTGGGCATATCGTTTTAGGTCATTTTCAGCCCCTCTAAGAGCGTTAGGCTCATTTTGGAGGATTTGTCCACCGTCCAAGATTTTGCTCGTTTCTGGGTCAAAATTTGGGGTTTCCGTTGATTTTGGAGCCTGTTCTTGCTGTTTGGTTTGTTGGGCTGCTAAAAGCTCCTGATTAGATCGCTCTGCTCGTTCTAGATCCTGTCTGAGTTCTTCCTTTTGCTTTTCAAACTCATAATCAGCTTTGATTTGTCCAAAGACTTCAGCAAGAGTCAAGTCTTTCAGCTGTCTAATGTAAGGTGAGTCAGTCATGCCGTACTCAGCACATAACCCTGAAATAGCTGACTTGGCTTTTTCAAATTCTTGTTGTTTCTGAAATTCAAATGTGACCATGTCATCAAGTGACTTCATAGTGGCTTTTTTAAGCGTCACGCCATCTGCCATAAAATCGCTAGCTTTGACATACTCAAGGGCCTTTTCATCAAAGAGACGAGGATCCAGCATGTACTCAGCTGATTTGTTGGCTAGGTAACTCTTAACCGTATCTATTTTTAGTTGTCTTTGATGTTCTTCGATTTCCTTGATACCTTTGTCAAATTCACTAACTACGGTTGCAAATGGGTCAATAATTGACTTAGCATAACTATCCCATGTGTTAGCTGTCTCTGATAGTAAGTTTTTAGTGTCAATACGGATACGATTTTTAGACTCAATTAACTTGTTAAATTCAGCCCGCTTTGCCTTGTCGTCTTTGAGAGTTCCAGCTGTAGGAATATAGTCCTTGTACTTCTCAGTAGCCTCTATGAGGTCTTTTTCAAAAGACTCTCTAGTAAGTTCATCCGTTGTGATCATCTCATAGATTTTATTGATTTTCTTATCATCAATAACCTGTAATTCTTGCATGTTGTCCTCCTAATATTCAAGTTCACCGTCTAGCAACTCGCCCTGGATTGGCTCCTCAGTTTTAGCAGGTTCAGGATCTGCATGATTTGCCTCTTGCTCTTTGTTGAATTGATCAATCTGAGCCATCTTGCGTGCTACGACATCCTCACGGCTTTCTTGAGGAGTGACGTCTTTAGGTGTGTTATCCAGCTGAATTTCGTCAGCCTCATAGCTTGCTCCAAGCTCGGCAGGAAACGCCTCACGGTAAGCTGACACTAGAGCTACTTTTCGTATCATGACACAAGGCATAGTATCCCAATTATTCTCACCTATTGGCTTACCGTATGAGTTCATCACTGGATAAGTAACATCTTTACCTTGTTGTGTCAGTTCCTTAACTCTTGCACGTATTTTAGAATTGTCGTACTCCTCAAAAGATACTTCTGTTTCCGTTGGGTAAGTACGGTCTTTGCGGTACACCTTAGCCCAACCGCCAAGAATTTCAGCACCTTTAGGAATAAATGCTCCTTTTGAGTATTTAATTTCACCATCCATCAGATAGATTACGCCTGCCTCTTTGCCATCAAATTGCGGGTGACTATCTGCTTTCTTTTCAAAAGCTGATTTGGCAGTGACTATCTGGGCTGGCTGAGTTCCATACTTGATAAAATAAATTTCTTTTGTAAATGGATTGAGGTTTTGGGCTTTGGCTTGAGCTATAAAATAGGCAAGCTCCTCATCACTAGCTTTTCCTTGTGGGTCAAGATACTTTCTGATAATACCGCTATTAAGTAGCTGTGGGTTGGTTAAAAAGTCGCCTTTTGCTTCTACAATTTGATTATTCGTCATTTCCTTCTACCTTTCGTTGTGTTCTCTATTCATAGGCTAACAATCTCCTACATAGATCCATTGACCAGCGCTGAAAATCCAATCAGCTGGGTCACGTTCTTCTCGTTCTTCAGGCGGTTGCATTATATCTCTGTCATAATCAAACATGAGCATACACCTTTCCTAGTTCCAGAACTCGCTTCACATATCTGGTCTTTGACGTTAGCCCAAGATCCAGCAATTCGTTTTTTTCTTCATGATTAGCCAAAAGCCATACACGGTTTTCAAGTTCAATTCTGGTCATCTTTCTGCCCCACCTCTTCAGCTTTCACTTCGCTATTTAGACGCTTTATCGCTTCATCTACCGACTTGCCGTCCAAGACGTCCTTGAGTACGCGGCTTACATCGTGCATTGTTTGAGCCTTTGCCTTACTTCTTTCAGTTTCTGGCATCAAGCCCATATCTTGTAGAGCTAGAAACGCAAGGCTGAAAGCGTGCATTTCTTTCTGAAGTTGTTTGATTTTTTTGATTGTTTTTAGTGCTTTAAACATATTGTTCTCCTTTTATTCTCCTACTTTCCAAATTCGGCAACGTGACTCAATTTCTGGTAGTTTTTCATTTTGATAAACCCAATCGTTACCATGAACACCTGATGCGATGTAAGATATAGATTTTAAGTAATCAATCGCTTCTTCTTTTGTTCCAAAAACTCTTGCAATATAGTCTTGGTGCCCCGTCGGTAAGAAATCACGTCCAATCAAACTGAAATCCTCGTTTCCAGTTTCAGTATTCTTGACATAAATCGATATAATGTACATCTACATTTCTCCTTGCAGTCTAGCCTTGATATCAAAGTTTTCTTTGTACTTGTAGGCAGCAAGCTCCTGCTTCAAGTCATAGTTTTCTTGCTCGAAAGCAAAGCGACGCTTGCGCTCCTCAAATAGGTCGTTCATAAGTTCGACTGCTACCTCTCTCCAGTCAAGGTTGACTGATTTAAGAACTCCTTCGAGTCTGAGTTTTAATTTAGTAAGTAGTTTCATTAAGCTACATCCTCCTCGTTGTCGAGCATTTCATTTACAATTCCGTTCCAAATGTCATAAAAACGATGATTTTCTGGGATGATAATTGGTTCATCTGGTTCTAATTTTCGGCCGTAAACATATACTGTGACTTTCATTTTATCTTCCTACTTTTTTAATTATCTTCATCTTGTTTAGGCAAACTAGGAATTGTTAACGACCCTTTTCTGTTGATAAAGTATTGAATTAAAGAAGGATGATCGTCACTCCATCTTCCGTTGTATAGCTCTAAAAAAGTTAATAGCAATTTTTTCTTTGCAAATCCTTCGATATCTTCTGATGTCAAATCTGATTTCTTCAATTGTGTCAACATTCTGTTTTCATCAAAAACTGATGTTGTATACAAAGTCCATAAAACAGATTGTAAAAATGGTTTGTTAGGCAGTTTTGTTTCGTTTAAAACGCGTTCGTAGAACTTACAAAATTCTCTTAACTGTTTTTCGTTTGAAAATACATAATCGCCTTTTTTTAATTTTTTGACTACGTGTGCTGCCGTACCATCACGTCTTCCTGAACCAGCTACGATTACCATCTTGTCACTAAGCAATTCGTTCTCGTCTAAAAATTTAGCTAATTTAACAAATTCAGGATCTCCCTCTAAAGCGAACGAATACACATAATCTTGTAATGCCCAGTTGACAGCTGATGTATTCATCGAAATTACTGTCTTGAAATTAGCGGTCGGATCAATTATGTAGCGCACTGGTTTTCTATGTTTTCTCAAGTAATAAAGACGATGTTGCCCGTCGATAACTTCCATTTTTTCATTTACCAAAATCGGCTGACGTTGTCCCTCAGAAAGTAGCTCCTCTTCCAATTTAGGATTTTCAGTTATTTTTCTATTACTAATTTTGCGAAACATATCATATTCAGTAGTTGTTAAAATTTCATTTGTATTTAAGTTCATATTCATGTTATAATCCTCTTGTAAAGTTTTTTAGTATGCGCCTGATTGCCGTCAGGTGCTTTTTGTTGTCTTCTAGACTGTCTTACTTTCCATTGCCCTGAGTTCTATCTCATGGCTGACTTGTTTCAATAGCTTCTCACACGCTATTTTAGCTTCTCTGTACGTTGTAGATTCGCTGATGAAGTAGTCAGCAAGTTCTATGATTTTATCTTCCAATATTGCCTCCAAAAATCAGCCTCAAGACCGATGTAATATCCTCCTAAATTGCTATAATAATCTCGACTAGGACCTCTCACCGTTTTAGTCAAAATTCCAATAGAAAGGAGGAGTTTTTATGAAATCCTTTAAAGATTTTCGAGAATCTTTAACAGCTGAAGATATGCAAGCTATCTCTGCTAAAGCTAATGAAGCTACTAAACAGATTGACCATACAGACGGATTGCAACTGGGGAAGGTCAGTGGTTTGACTTCTGTAATAACTACTATTGAGTTACTTGAGAAGTATCATGAATGGCTTCATAGCTAAGACGCTTAAATTCTTCTGAGTCTATCTGAAAATTGATAGGCTTTTTTTGTAAACACTCAAGATAACTAGTGTTTCTTAAAAGTTTTTCAACTAACTCAGGGTCGGCCTTTACAAAGGTGGACTCTTTTTTCCCACTATACGGATATCGTCTTGGTCTCATTTTTTCTCCTTTCCTATTTTTCAAAGTCCTAAAATTGAAATTTCTCTCTTTTATTTTTTAGAGAAGTATTAGTTTGTTGTAAGTTAGTAGTTATTACTAAGTTAGTGCCGTTAGGCTTAGATTATTGTATAGTTAGTACTTGTTGTATAGTTAGTACTTATTAGAGGGCAATTTTACACATGGCAATTTTACACATGGCAATTTTACACATGGCAATTTTACACATGGCAATATTTTCCAACTGTATTTTTAAACTCCGTTATCTGTGGATAACTCTTTCTCAAGATTAGTTTTTAGATACTCAAAGTAATCATCTGAAATAGGCATATCTGAAAAAAATCTATATACCGTTACGCCTTTACCTCTGCCTAACCCTAAGCGATATACTCTGAGATAGCCTGCTTTCTCTAAAAGCTTAAAGTGCTCATCTACGGTGCGCCTGCTTATTCCTAGACGTCGTGCAATCTCGTCAGGATACACAACCCAATCAGACTTATTCATCAAGATTACTGTAAGGATACCTATCGTTGTTGCCTTTAAACGTTTGTCTTGAGCATAAGCATTATTCAAAGATGTGTAATTCCCATGAGTATTCCTGATTATATACTGCATACCTCATATTTAATCCCCTTTCTATAACTCTCGCTCGTTCATTCACACCTCTCCTAGATTATGATTTAATTCGTATTTTTTGCCTAAAAAAATAAAATCCTTTTCAACATTGTATAGTCGAGCAAGTTTATCTAAAAGATCCATTGGAATTTTTGAACTATCATGCTCATACTTCAACAGTGTTTGTTGATGAATGTTAAGTTTATCGGCAACTTCTTTTGCAGATAAGTTATAATTTGTTCTTATTGCTCTCAATGTCATTTTCGGCACGTTCCTACCTCCTTATTTTTCTATTTGTTCCTCGCAATTCTGCTATAATAAAGCTAGAAAGGAGGTGATGTTATGACTGATTATCAATTAGAAGCTTCTCTAATTGTCCTTGGCAAAGAATTTGATAGAACCAAGAAAAACGGAAAAGAAAGTTTTAGTGTTCATGTTTCTTTTTTTGATGGTTTAGATGCTAATCAGCATCTTCAAGAGTTTGCACGACAATATCCCGTAAAGATTGACCGTTCGAACTCTGACCAAATAACTTTTCTAATAAAGTAATATCGTTTAGAGGGAAGGGATTGGTTTCAACTCTATCGTTAAACGTTAAAACAACTTCACACTTCTCCAGATAATGATTGGTAAATTCCACTCGCTCAACTCCGTCGAGAAACATTCCATCGACGAATACAGCAGGGTGGTTTTTTCTTGCCGTCAACAATACATCATGCTCTGATGTATTTACTGATATAGTTCTGTTAGACGCCATTTGTTTGACCCTTTCTTTAGATAGACCGTCCTAGTCTTTTAGAAATGATTTCTACATCTGAGTCGTCCAGTTTCAACTGGTCGGCTTTTTCATTTAAACAAGCTTCGACAGCTTGGTTGATTTCAAACCATTCTCGTTTTGTAAATTGGCTTCTGAATTTTAGAAATTCGTTTAGTTTTTCTTTCATACCCTCGTCCTACTTTCCATTGCCCTGAGTTCTATCTCATGACTGACTTGAAGAAATAGCTTCTCACACGCTATTTTAGCTTCTCTGTACGTTGTGTTTTCGCTGATGAAGTAATCAGCAAGTTCAATGATTTTATCTTCCAATTCTAACTACCTTTCAAATGTGGTATAATCAAAATAAAATGATTGGAGAAATCTTATGAATAATTTTAGTTTTATAGAAACACTTGCGATCGCTGCCATACCTGCCTTTGTTTCTGGCATGTGGTCTTACATCGCTGCTAAAGGAAACAGCAAGCATGAAATTGATAAAATTAACATTGCACACTCACAAGAGCTTGAAAATGTCGAAAATCAATTTAAACAAGATATGGAAAAAATGCAAAAGCAACACTCACAAGAACTTTATTCGCTGCAACAAACTCACGAATTAAGATTACTTGAACTTGAAAAAGTATCTCAACTAGACACTCAAACCGACCAAGGCTTAAAGATAAATGACCTAATTTTTAAAGCTATTTCAGGAGAAATATCTGCAGATGTAGCAATAAAAAATATGAGCACTCTTAGTCATTTCGCGAACAAGCAACAACCTTCCGATCTTCAAAAACAATTTGTGAAAAAATTATCCAAGAAAAATCACAAATGATACTTTTTCTTGATACGCTCTATCTCAGAATCAAACCACATTTTGTGGTTTTTAATTTTCTTTTTCAGATGATGCTTACCAGCTAAGTAAGCAATTAAATTCGTGATAAAACTAGCAATCATTGATATGCCTAGTATCGTAAGAAAAGATTCATTCATCGTTCTACTCCTTTCTCTCTTTTTTCGCTCTATGAGCAACAACCTGCCAAGGATTCGAACCTTGGTGATACCAATCAGGCTACATTTAATTTATCAAGCATTCCTGCAAATGCTGCATCAAAACGAATGTCATCGATTTCCTCTTGAGTGAAACCAGAATCGAGAAGGTAACGCTCTTGACGTTCAATCTCCTCTGCTAACTCTGTCCATCCAAAAGCGAATTGACGGCAGTTAGTACAGAATGCTTCAAGCTGGCTGTAAAGGAAGTTTTCCTCGTAAGTGCCTTGGATTAAAGTTTCCTTAGCTACTGCTTTAAAGATGTTGATTGCTTTCTCGTTTAATGTGTTCATGGTGTTTCCCTCCGGTTTGTTTTTGTTATTTCCTTAAGCTTGATTATATTATACTACGATTTAAATCGTATGTCAATGATTTTTCGAATTTTTTCGTAATTTTTTCGAATTTTTTATTTACAAAATCGAAAATAAACGGTATTATATAGTAAAGAAGATAGGAGGTAAAAATATGGCAAGAGGACGAGGGAAATTAACTCCTCAAGATAAAGAGGATATGAAAGTCTTTTCTGCAAATCTTAACTCAATTTTATCTGATAGAAATTGTAAACAAGCTGAGCTGTCTCGAGCAACAGGAATACCGCCTAGTACATTGACAGGGTATGTAAAAGGAACTTCTTTGCCAATCCCTGGTAATGTTCAAAAAATTGCAGATTTTTTTGGAGTTCCTAAATCTGTATTAGATCCTAGATTTATAACTAATAATTTCATGGTCAATGACTCTTCTTCTAATACTCCCCAAATTCAAACCATCTACGACGAACTAGAACCACCTAGACAGGGCAAAGTCCTGAATTATGCAAAGAGGCAACTGAAAGAGCAAAAAAACGAAGAAGAAACGAAGATAAACGAAGTATCAGAAGCTATTCGGCTCTACAGTTACGACTACTACGACCACCCAGCTTCCGCAGGTACAGGCCAGTATTTGAATGATGTACGAGTGGAACGGATTGAGTTACCAGTAGATGTTGATGCTGACTTTGTCATCCCCATCAAAGGTGACTCCATGGAGCCTGACTACCACGATGGTGACCTGGTATTCATTCAGACAAGTGTAGATTTGAATGACGGAGTTATCGGAGTATTCAACTACAACGGCGATGCTTATATCAAGCAGCTTGTTATTGATGAAGACCAGGCTTACCTACATAGCCTAAACCCTGAATATAAAGATATGCCAATTACACCAGACACCGACTTCCGAATTATCGGCGAAGTCGTGGATTTGTATAGGGAGAAATAACATGAGTAACGAAAGTAGACCGATGGAAGTGATTAAACACAACCTAGATTGCAAATGCCACAGACGAAGAGAGTGGATTAGAGTAAATGATAAATGGCATGCTATCGAGTTTTCGGTAGACGATCCAAACGAACCTCCTATGACAGAGGAAGAGAAAGCCAACGTGGCCTTAATTCTTCAACAACACTTATCGAAAGAATAAAACCAACTGTTTCCAAAATGGAAATAATTGCAAACAAAAAAAGCCCCACGCTCTCAAAGTTTGGCGACTCCGAGCGTGAGGCTAGTGGCAAGAAAAACTTTTCAAAAGATATTACCTTTTGAGACGTTTTCTTGTACCTATTTTATCAAAAAAGGGGTACAAATTCAATGAAAACAACGAATAAAGTCGCAATCTACGTCAGGGTGTCCACTACTTCGCAGGTGGAAGAGGGTTACTCTATCGATGAGCAGAAAGACAAGCTTGAAGCCTACTGTAAAATCAAAGACTGGAAAATCTACGATGTCTACGTTGATGGTGGTTTCTCAGGTGCTAACACTCAAAGACCTGAATTGGAGCGTTTAATCTCAGACGTGAAGCGCAAGAAAGTCGATATAGTGCTAGTCTACAAGCTAGACCGCCTCAGTCGTAGCCAGAAAGATACTCTGTTTCTGATTGAAGATGTGTTTGCTAAAAACGATGTGGCATTTATCAGCTTGCAAGAAAACTTTGACACTTCTACGCCTTTCGGCAAGGCTTCAATCGGTATGCTATCAGTATTCGCTCAGCTGGAGCGTGAGCAGATTAAAGAGCGTATGATGTTAGGAAAAGAAGGACGGGCAAAGAATGGAAAATCCATGTCATGGACGACAATACCATTCGGCTATGATTACTCAAAAGAAACTGGCGTCTTATCAGTGAATCCGACCCAAGCGCTCATTGTCAACCGTATTTTCACGGAATACTTGAACGGTAAGCCAGTAGTCAAGATCATCAGAGACTTAAATGCTGAAGGTCACGTTGGAAGAAAAAGACCTTGGGGCGAAACAATCACGAAATACTTGCTGAAAAATGAAACCTATTTGGGAAAAGTAAAGTACAAAGATAAGGTATACGAGGGGCAGCATGAACCAATTATCACTCAAGAATTGTTTGACTTAGTCCAGCTTGAAGTCGAAAGAAGGCAGATTTCAGCCTATGAAAAATATAACAATCCAAGGCCGTTCAGGGCAAAGTATATGCTTTCTGGATTAATGAAATGCGGATATTGTGGTGCTTCACTTGGTCTGAGATATACAAGAAAAGACAAGAATGGAATCTCTCATCATAAATACCAATGCAGGAACCGACACAGCAAAGATTTAGAAAAAAGATGCGAATCAGGGTGGTACTCTAAAGAGGAACTTGAAAGGGGTGTAATCAAGGAACTTGAAAGAATTAAATTTGATCCAAAATATAAAAATGAGACACTCGCTAAGAAAGAAGAGACTATCAAGGTCGAGGAGATAAAGAAACAACTCGAACGGATAAATAATCAAGTCTCAAAATTAACAGAATTGTACTTGGACGAAATCATCACTCGGAAAGAGTTGGACGAGAAAAATGATAAAATCAAAACAGAAAGGCAATTCCTGGAAGAACAGCTCGAAAATCAAAAATCGAATGTTCTGAGCATCCGAAAGAGAAAGCTAACACGGCTACTAAAGGACTTCGATGTTGAAAAATTAAGCTACGAAGATGCTTCAAAAATTGTCAAAAATATCATAAAAGAAATTATTGTTACAAAAGACGGCATGTCGATAACGCTAGATTTTTAAAGGGTCTAGCGTATTTCTGTATTTTAGTCAAAGTAATTAAGATAA